GAACGGGTGTCCGCTGCAGTCGATCTGGCCGTTAGTGTATGATGTGTGGTGCTGGCATTCTCCGCAGGTGCCTGGTCGCACCCATTTCCTTTCTTCGTAGTAGATGCATTGCCAGGGGTGGTCTGATGCTTCGTAAACGCTCACCTTGCCTTTGCGTTTTTCGTGATTGCAATGTCTGGCCGGGAATTCCACCGGCTCTCCGTTCGGTCGGTCGCTGAAGCCTATCAGTTCTGACTTCAGCTCGCCGCCGACGTAATAGCGGACGGAGGGGAATTGGGCATCTCCCAGGTGTTGGCAAGTAGCGCACGGGGTGGGTTGCTTCATCCGATCGCCCTCCCTTCATATTTTGAGTAGTATTCCGGGTAGGGGACGAATGCGAGCTTTTCCCAGCAGTATTCGTTTTTTCTGATTCCGTAAACTGCGCCCTCTTCGTCTTCGTATATGAGGTTGAAACCGTCCGCTTCTGCCTCCGATCTTTCTTTGTAAAGCGAAACGTCGCATTGCCACAGGTTGCGGCGGGTGCGTAATCCTTTTAGTGTCATGTAGCTCATTTTGTTTCCTCCTGTGTCCCGGTGGGTATTTTGGTGATGTAGTCCTGGTCGAGCTCTTCGTCTCTCCAGTATATGAATTGGTTTCCTTTCTCGGTGGTGAACACTTCGCAAAGGTTGAAGCACTCGTTGTCTTCTTTTTCGGCCAGGTATTCGGTGTGGCTTTTCAGTTCAGCGATCATTACTTTTTCTTCGCCATCGTATAGAATTGCGTACTTTATGGTGTTGGGACTTCCGATCGCTTCGAGGGTTCTCTGCGCGTATCTGATTCTGTAGCCGGTCTTTGCCTTGATGGTGTTTCTCATTTAGTTTTCCTCCTCAATATCAATCAGTCGAAGGCTGCCGTATGAAACCGTCAGCTGTTCGGCTTTCTTTTTTGCTGCCGCCTGGGTCTTCGCCTCGATGGTCCTGGTTGTTTCGTAGCCGCCATTCGGAAGCTGCGGGTTTTCTCTCCAGTAGGTTGCTTTATATTTTTTCATTATGCTTCCTCCTTCAGAAGTTCGTCGATTTTTGCTTTTGCTGCCTTGAGGGTCTTTTCGTGAACCACCATTTTTCCGTCCGCGTATGCGCAGTAGTCGAGGCGGGTGATTTTGTAAATGTAAGCGCCGCGATATTCGTAGCAGGTTTCGCTGTAGCTCTTTTTCTCGAATTTCATCTTGGTTCCTCCGTGTTTGTTGTTTTGGTGTATCCCGGAGGGGAAGGCGCCGAGGTTACCTTTCGCAGCCGTTACCGTCCGCCGGCTTTCCCGGTGCTCTGACCGCTTCCGCCCGACTTGCACTGTCGCATTCTGTTTTATCCTCGGAGGCTCTTCCTCTCTCGGTTTACGAGAACATTATAAACCACCATTGGTTTATTGTCAAGAGAAAAATGCCAAAAATACTACACAAAGAAGATGTGCGTATTTCTGGCACTTTTCAACAAATTAGAGGGACGGGAGGGGCGGAGGCTCACTCCCCCTTAGACCCCCTCCCCTCCGCCAGTATATCACGGGGTTACCGATTTGTCAATAACTTTTTCTCAATTTCCGAGAATTTTTATTCCGTGATGAGTTCGCCGGTGAGGATGGCTGTGTTTTTCTGGTCCCTGACCTCCGCCTCGATCTTGGTTGCGAGGTAGTTCGTCAAGTCTCCGTATGCTTTGGCGAGGTAGTTCTTCGCCTCGGCGCTCATAATTTCCATAGCCTTGCTCATCGCCTTGTTGAATGCTTCCTTCTGGTTCTCTGTCGAGAAGGCTCCGCTGTTCTTCAGGTTGTCCACGTAGGTCTGGCTGGTGAACGTTACCGCCGTTGTGACCGCGTCGGCTGCTTCCTTGATATAAGAAGCGGCGAGCTCGTTGTTGGTTTTTGCGGCTGCCTGGTTGCTCTTCTGCTTGAGGAAGCTGCAGAGGTACGAAGTGATGACCGGAACGGCCGCGATGATTACTGCCTGGAGCAGTACGAGAATGAATTCTTTCATGGTGTGGTTTCCTTTCGATTATTAGATTTAGCGGAGTGCCCCTCGCATGGGAAGGGACACGTCTCGCATTCGTTTGGGTTGCAGTTTTTCTCTCCGTCCCACCTGCAGAGGCTGACGATCCACACAACGGCGATCGCCAGCATTGCAATGAGCAGGAGGAGGTTCAGAAGGGCGCCCATGCTTACGCCTTCGTGAAGGTTCCGGCATCTACCCAGCCATAAACCGTGGCGCCGGATCCGGAGACTCTCACAAGGTGGTAGGGATGCTTCGATTTGCCCAGCTGGTAGATCTGGGTGATCTTCGCCTTGCCGCCCTTGCAGCTCTTCGCTGCGGTGCTGTTTGCGCTGGTGTAGTGCTTGTTGCCGTTATAAATAACGGTGTCGCCGACCTTCGGAGTCCACGCGGTCGCCTGGGTGGCTTTGCCGGGGATCCTGATCTTCTGCCCGATGCTGATGATGTTCGGGTTTGCGATTCCGTTGTACTGGGCGAGCTTCTGGTATGTAGTGCCGTACTTTCTGGCGATCGCAGAGAGCGTGTCGCCTTTCTTCACGACGTAGACCGTCTCGCTGCCGGTACCGGTGTTGGTGCTCGGCTTCGCGGTGGTTGTCGTGGAGTCTCCGGCGTTCACGCTTTCGCTGGCGCCGGTGTAGGAAACATACGGCAGCTTGCCGTGCTTCGTCCAGTTGCGGCGGCTGTAGTCGCTCTTGGTGCAGTTGCAAGCGGTAATCTGTACGCAGTTCTTCCACGCCGGTGTGCATTCAACGGCGAGACCGCCGCCGATGTAGATGCCGATGTGTCCCTTGCACCATACCGCTTCGCCGACCTCGATTTTGGAGAAGTCGGTGCTCACGTCCTTGCAGACGCCGATCATGCTGTCGGCGCCGATGTCAGGCACGCCGTTGACCGCGTATCCTGCGCCACCGTACACCTTGTTCTTGTCGCCGCACCATCCCCAGAGCAGTCCCTTGATAAGGCAGACGCAGTCGAAGCCGAAGGTGTCGGCGCTGGCCGCGTTGATCATTGCCTGGCGAGCAGCTGCTTTGTTGTAGGTGTGGTTCGAGCAGTAGCGCTTCTTGTTGGTCGCGTTCATCGGTGCTCCGAAGCATCCCATGACGTAGAGTGTCTTGTAGTTCAGCGCCACGTCCTTCGCTTTGGCGGCGAGCTGGGCGCCGGTGGTGATTTTGGTTGACATAGGGGTTTCCTCCTTCTTTGCGGGTTTCGCGTATTTGTCGTAGTATTTCTGTCCGTAGGAGGCTCTGGCGTTCTGGACGCTGGTGCCCTGGTTTGCCGGACGTTCGTACTTGAGCAGGACTGCATTCGACGCCACGAGGACGCTGGTTGCAGTCTTCAGGGTCTGGAGGACGGATGCGTATCCGCTTTTCAGCTCTTTGATTAAGAAGGAGAGCTGCATCTCCAGGTCGCCGATGGACTTGCCCGCGCTCTTTGCGAAGTCAAGCAGATTCTGCTTGCGCGACCAGTATGTCCATTGTGCCAAGCCGTAGCCGGCGCAGTCCTTCACAAAATTGCAGTACGTTCCGTTGTCCACGGCTGCGGTGTACTCGGCATCTGTCATGCCGAGCTTCTTCTCGTAGGTGTTCTGAAGGTTCGTCGGGCGGAGCGCCGATTCTGCGTAAAGGTTACCCATTAAGCCGGCGGCGCCGAAGTCGTTCAGACCGTTGTCTTTGAGAAAATTCCAGATTTTCTCTTCGGTTGTGGTGCCTTTGAGTGCCATTGTTTATTCCTCCGTTTCGTTTGCCGCGTCCTCGCGCTTCTCCATGTGGTCTCGGTCTTCGAGTTCCCACTTGCGCTCTTTGTTGCGTTCCTTCGCGGTCTTGATCCATGCCATCATGCCGCACTCGCCGCCCAGGGCGGCAAATACGCAGGTGACCAGGGTGTCGGGTATCATTCCGGTCTCTTTGAAGAGAGCGATCATCTCGATGGTGAACGCCAGGAGCGCCACCGCGACGATCACCAGAATGACGTCCATCGTTCTGATGTGTTTCGGTTGTTTTGCAGCCTTCGCTTTCGCCCTGGCTCGCTTTTTACGGCGGAGCCAGAGCGTCAGCTTGCTGCGCTTCTTTCTTGCCATGAAGCGCGCCTCCTTTACTCGTAGAGAGCATGGACGCCCTGCTTTGCCAGGAAGTCCTTCTGCTCATGCTTTACTTTGGTGGCGTACTCCAGGGCAGCGTGCATATCGCCGTTGCAGTGGGCGTCGGGGATCCGCTGCACGGCTCTGGCTGTTGCCTCACCGAGAGCGATCGCGGCGCTGGTGCCTTTAATCAGGAAGAGCTCGTTTTGCTCGCGAGCTACCTCGCGTTCTTCTTCTCGCTTTTCCCGCTTCTCGATCTTGCGCTTCAGCTGCCATACACAGAAGCCGGTGAAGGCAGTCGGAAGACCGAAGGCTGCGGCGACGATCGCTATCAATTCTCCGACGGATAATTCAAGCATGGTCGTCTCCTTTCCTGCAGCCGGTGTTGTGGTACGGACGGAGCCCGACTTCGAGAAGGTTAAGCTCCGTGTCAACGGGTACACGCTTATCTGCAAATTGTTTCTTCGTCTCCGCGTCCACGGTTTTCATTTGCTCAATGAAGAGCGCCTGCTCGCGGATGATGCGGGACTGTGCTTCCGTGACCGCACAGAGGCGGTCGATGAGTTCGAGTGGGTTCATTGCCTCATGTGCTCCTTTCGTGGTGGTTTTTTACTCGGCTGCCAGTTCGCCCATACCGCTATCAACCAGGAGCTCTTTGACCTGGTCCTTCAGCAAGCGGGGAACCTGCGCGAATGTCTTCTTACCCAGCATGATCTGCTGTGCCCATAACATTGCCATCATTGCTTCGCCCTCCTTTCCGTATAAAATTCGGAATATTAAACGCCTAAGCATAGACGTGCTCCGACATTTCCAGGATGCACTCGGTCAGCATATCGACCTGCGCCTGCAGGTTTTCGATGAGCTGTCGCTCCTCGCTCTTTGCGACCGGTTCGTGGGTTCCTGTGTTTTCTTCCTCCGTGCTGGGCGGTTCCACTTTCGGATCCTCCAGTATGCCGTTCTCGATCAGCTGTTCACGGAGCGAGTTGTAGGTATCCTCGTCGATTTCTGCATAGTGGGCGTACGCCAGGTCGTTCACCTGTTCTGCGCCTTCGAGCAGATAAATTGTGGAGCCGTCCGAGGATATGATTCCGCCGGCTTCCGCCTCGTTGCTGCAGGCTAAAAAGAGCGAGTTCTTCTTTTGCCAGCGGACGAAGTTCAAGCCGTCGCAAACGTCGACGATCTGTCCACCTGATACGATTTTGTAGTACATGGCGTGTATGCCTCCTCTCTAACCAGCCACGGTATGAGCAGCTGGTTGAATAAAGTGTCGATGCTCTGGGTGATTTTGAAGCACTTTGTACCGTCTATGCTGGCTTTCCAAGCCTGCACCGATTCGCTGCAGGTCTTGAACGGTATCTTTCCTTCGTCGTGCTTCCTTGCCAGCTTTTTCAGTTTTCTACGCTCTCTGACGACGCTTTCCCTGGCGGGGCGTATGATGATGTGCCCGGTCTCTGTGAAGTCGTACTTGCGCTTCAGGAACGTGAATTGTTCTCCGAAGTGCAGGAGGCGGCTTTTCTTTTCGTTAAGGGTGAAACCGAGCCGCGCGGCGAAGGCTTTTATTTCCTCCAGGACGCCCTTCAGGTATTCGTAGTCGTGGTGGATGATTATTCCGTCGTCCATGTATCGTCCGCTGCTGTCCGGTCGTAAAACCTCGCGGATGAAGTGGTCGAGGCTGCTCGGTGTGGTGATCGCGAAGTCTTGCGAGTTTTCGCTTCCGAGAACCAGTCCCACGTCCGTCCTGTTGTGGCGGACGATTTTCATGTTCAGACCGATGATCCACTTGTCGTCGTAGTGCTTATCCATAACCTGGCGCACGAGTGAGTGCTGGATGCTGTCGAAGAAGTGGCGGATGTCGAAGACGATCATGCCTCCGGTCATTCCGTACTTCCTGATGTGGCGCTCCAGCATACACTTGACGCGGTCTCTTGCTTTGGTGGTGCCTTTGCCTTCCTGGCTGGCGTAGTTGTCGTACACCAGCGTCCGGTGAAGCACCGGTTTGAGGCTGTAGTAGCTGTTGCATTTCTGCGGTACTCGGTCGTCGATGTGGATGCTGTTTATCCTTCGCAGGTGCCCTCGTTCTCTTATGTAG